CGCCAGAATCCATCATCTGTTTGAAGTCGGAGAAGGATAGGTTCTGTAGACCAGGGATTTGCTGGCGGGCCTGCTCGAAGATTGCTCGCGCCGTTTTCTCGTCTACATTCTGAGCGCGAGTGACAATCTGGCCGATCTGCTCCATAGCTTTGGTCGTATCCTCAACAGTTAGATATGCACTGCTAACACGATCAAATAGGTTTTGTGCTTTGGCTGAAACTTTATTGGCTCCCGAGATCACGGTTTCTCGCCGGAGCCAGCGGATCGGTGATCCCAGGATTTGAACTGTCTGCTTGATCCCGGGGACTTCTCCCGCTGCTTTGAGACCCTTCCCGCCAAGGCGAAGCGCATCGTCCAGCACGGCAGCAGGGATGGCGTTGAGGGGATCAAAAATAAATTCGCCGGTTATTTCTGTCCAGGAGTTTACATGGTATTCCTTGAGACGCCTGATCTCGGTGTCGGTTAGCGGCTCACCCTTCTGGAGTTCCAGTATGGCAGCTTCGTGTTTGAAGGCGGCATACCTTTCCGGCTCACGTACCCATGTGTAGGCTCCATAAGGATCGGCATCATTCGCAGTACGATCTTTTTCCTGAGCGTCCTGAATGAGGTTGATGGCTTCTTCGTAGTTACCGACGTTATATGCGGTTACCGCCTTATCACGAATCTCAGCCGCCTGGAACTTGGCTTCTCCTTGCTTTTCTCGCTCGGCTCGTACTGCCTGTTCCAATGGTGACAATGGTGCGCCCGTTGTGGGGTCTACGGCATTGGGATCATAGGAGGTTTCAACGCTTTCAGTAGCATACTCCCAAGCACCAAACAACTTCTCCCACGAACTGTCTACAGCTTTTTCTGCTACTTTCAGGCGGGCGTTGAGGTTTTTCTTGTGTTCCCACTGATTTTTCCAGTGTTCAGCATCCTTGAGAATTGCTTCGGCTTTAGCAGGGTCGGTGTATTTGACTGTTTCGGCTTCCTGCTCCAGGCGCTTCCATCTTTCCTCAGTTACAAAGAGTTCGTATGTGCCAGCACGCAGATACTCAATCCCGAGTAGGGCAGAGTTGAAACCAAGTTGTGTAATGCCTCCCAAGACATTGCCTTGATCTGTATCGGTCAGGACTTCTTTCAATCGCACAGATGGATCACTGATCTTCTGGATTATATTGCCGATGGAACTGGCAATGTCATACTTAGCCAATGTCCATTGGCGACGGAGTGGACTTTCTCCGATCAGAGATCGTTCAAGATCGACCCGCTCGTGGTGGTCATCAAAATAGAAAGGACGACCATCACTCAAGAATACATAGCGTGGCTGCTGTGCCAGGCGTTCAATGCGCTCCTGGACTTTCTTATCAATAAACTCATTGTATGCGTCAAGGGACACACCCTGCCCTGGTGTAGTGCCATACTCAAGGGTGACATCTGTTCTGATTTGCTCGGCTCGTTTCCTTTCTTCTTGTGTGCGCAAACGAGCAGCATGACGGGCAGTTAGTATGTCCTTTTCGGATTGGCGATAAATATCCATTGTGCTAGGCAGGGGGATATTGAACTGTGGTTGCTTGGGCGTCTCTGCGGCAGCAGGCGTGGTGGGACGACGATCATCTTTTTTCTTGATCTGTCGAACGGTTTCCTTGAATTCTTCTGTTTGATGGATCGGCCTGGATTCGTTCTTGAGCCGAAATTTGTCATCTCTTGGTTGGGGCATGTATTACCTCTAACCAAATAGTCGTGTATTTGGTGTGTTGCTAATCAAGGGGCCTGCGGAGAAGCTCGGCAGGTTGAATAGTTGGGCCAGATTAGAGTACGCGGACATATCATTTCCGGCGTTGCTGGTCAGACCTTTGAGGGCATTAGTAAATTGCCCGTAGCGTTCACGTGTCAAAACACCATTAGTCGAAAACTGGTTGATGAGATTGACAGCGTTTTTGAGGAAGTCATAACCGGCCCCCATGTTCTGAGCGCCTGATGCCTGCTTCATTCGATCCAGCAGACTGGTTGCCATTTGCGCGCGCTGTGGGCTTAGGTATTGTTTGCGGATGGCGTCGGTCATCTCTGTAGGTGCAGCACCAAAATCTGTGCTGGAATATCCACCGTAGACATCTTTGAAATTAGTCGCCAGGTAATTTGCCAGCGTGCGCTGATCCTCGGGAGCTAAGGTTGGCAGCAGAGCATTGGCAGCATTAGCAAACTGTGCATTAGGATCAGACGGGTTGACGATAGCCTGATTGATCCACCAGGAAGGAACGGCGGTATCTGGAAGGGGTGGATTGGCTGGATTAGGTCTACCGTCCTTCGTACCTCCAAATGAAGTATCTATAATAGGAGCAGTCAAGATAGATGCAGTCGTTGCGCCACCAACACCAGGAGGAGCGGGCGGTAAGGCCGCAGCTTCCTTGGCCTGTCTCGCTCTGAGTTGCTCATTGTGCAAGTCTTGGGCCTGCCTTTGGGTCATCCAGGCTCCCGCAGACTGGTTAGGGCCTGTGGTGTGTCTGTCTTTGACAAATGTCCAGTCCTTATCATAGGTCTTGCTTGTTTTTGTTTTCCCCGCAAAATCTTTTTTAGTGGGCATTATTCCCTCCTTTTGTCTTGACCCCTAGTCGTTTTGTTTCCATCTCCTTGATGTAATCTATTATCGGCTGCTCCCCGTATCGCTTCATCAGGGCTGTGAAGTGTTCAGGTTTGAGTGTGTTGTACATAGCGAGATCAGGATCACTCTCGATGTTAGTAGCCTTCTGAACCTGACTAAAGGCTTTCTTCGTGGCCTGTCTCATCATCCCTATTGCGTCGTATTTCATTCAATCCCTCCTGACATATTGGGCGCGGCTGTCGCCATCTGCTCCACTTCGGGTCGGGCTGGTGATTGTCCCAGGGCTTGCGGTACGGGCTGGCCGGTAGGTGACTGTGTGCCGGTCAGTTGCTCTGGACTGTTCGGGTCTTTGGGTCTACCAGGTTGTGCACCAGGGATTGACCCTGCCTGCATTTGCTGGAGCGTCATGGTCGCAGCTTCATCGCCATTATCTGACATGTCTTTGAGTTCTTTCATCAACAAATACTGCCGCATTACAGGATGGTTCATAGTGGCTTCGATGATCTTTCGTTCATATTCATCGTTTGGTTGTTCGACGCCCAGGTAACGTTCCATGATGGTGTAGTCTGAGAGTGTCCCCTTTGCCTGGGTTGCCATTGCTACCTTACGGGTTTCTTCGTTCGGATATTCGGGGATGATCTCCGCACGCACAGCATATTTTTTCAGGTCGTCCACTTCGATGTATTCCAAATAATCTTTTCCTTCGTGCTGACCATAAACACATACGTAAGCCCCCGCTGCAAATTCTCCCAACATTGACAACGCCTTCTTTGCCCAATGAGTTAGAAGTAACTGGAGATGGGTGATGGGCTGTTCCATGCGGATACGATTTTGATCTCCGAGTTGAGAGAGTGCATATCCAGCCACCTGGCTTGCCCCGCTCCCAAACATGACATCGGAGAACCCCGACTGTTGTATGCGAGATCGTAAGAACTCAATGTGGAAATTGAGGTCTGGAGGGTTACCCTGCCACGCCGGAAACTCAATGCTCTCATCTGGCGTAATGTTGACATGGTTGTATAGCCCTGGATCAATCTTTACGGCCCTCCCTGGCTGTGTCTTGGAGACAATGGGTAAGGACGTATACACATCAATCTGATGGGCACGTCGGTTGAATGTACGCTCCAGTAAGGCCACAGAACTTTCCAGGGGCCGCAGAATGGAGTGCCACTGCGTCGGGTCTTTGGATACGGGCTTGAAGAATTGAATGGTATAGGGCAGATCATCATAACCTTCCACTTCCCTGGGGCCAATGATCGGAAATCCATCAAAGATAACCACGTTGCGAACCACCATCTTGGGCTGTGTTTCTACTTCCCCTCGAACTGCATTGAATACTTCGCTGCCGTCTTTGTCTATGAGAGGCTTGTTTTTCATGATGTAATCCCAGGAGTCAATGAATTCTCCCATCGTGGTTGCCTTCTGTTCGTCACTAAACGAAACATAGCGCGGCAGACGAATACCGTATTGGGTTTCAATGTCCAAGACAGATCGTTGTTCGACCCGCCCGACCATCAACCAGCGTTTCGGCCCACCCGGGAGAGTGATTATGCTCTCGGGATCAACCACCTGGAAACGCAACGGAATTTCACGGAAGGCCCACACAGGACGTGATCCTTGTTCAGCGTCGGGTACTTCCTGGACATGCTTGTGGGCGTCAGCAATATCAGGATCAAAGACGGAATAGATCGCGGCTCCCCCATCACGGACGAAGTGCATATAAAGCTGATAAAGCTGGTCAGCCTCCTCACGCTCATCGTTTATCATCAGCGTACCGTCCAGAAGTTTTTCGATGTGGCTGGTCTCCTTCTGCTCTGCGGCGGAAGGAGTAAACCCAAAGGCGTGCCAGCGTAACCGATTTGCCAGCATGATCCCAACGGCCAGGTCTACGGTGTTGGTGTACGTAGGATCGTTGTATTGGATTTCTCCGGCCTTGGGTTTGTTTGTGTAGTGATCCATATCATAGAGCCTGCGCCATCTCCTGATGTTATCTTTCCATCCAGAAACGTACTGCTTGGCCCGATTGATACGGTTCGTAATGTCCTTGAACTCATCTGAGTTATATAGTTCTTCGTTCACGTATAAAAGCCCTCCTACACTAGTCCGTTCTTAGCTCGAACGGCAATATATTTTCTTCTGGAACAGGCCCCCATGCGGTTGCATCACTGTATGGGCTGCTGATGATTACCGGCACGGAAATGTCCACGCCACCTTGGTTGACAGCTTCGTAACTTGCCATTGCCAATGCAATTGCGCCATCAATGAAGTGGCGTCTCGAAACTTTCGATTTGACGATCCTAAATCCACGTGAGTTCGTTTCGGCCACAGCCATCTGGATATGACGCCTGAGTTCTTCATCATAGTAGGCTTCAAAATGTTTGTTTTTGAACAGGTCATAAAGAAGCTGACTGGCCCCCGTCATAAGATTGACGTTCTGCGGAAACTCCTTCGTTGGTATCCCCTTCTGTTTCAGTCGAAGCATCGTCTGGAGTAGGTGTGTAGGATCATACACAACAGAAACGATGTTGAACTTATTATACAATTCCAGCAGCTTAGATTCCACTGTAGCGTCGAGATCAATCTGATCCCCCTTCGATGGTGTCCAGATGTAGTGGAAGGCTAGGCCCACCTTGCCCCGCTTGGCATCATAGCCCAGGCCGACCATTGCGGTACTGTCTCGTTTGATGCCCGCGTCCACTGCTACATAGATGGGCCAATAGCGCATGGGGTGATCTATCCAAAGAGTTGCAGGGGCTTCATAAAGTTTGGCCGCTTCGTCGTACCACTCGATTGGGATAAAGGCTTCGTGACTGGTCACCCATTGGTTCATGTGCAGACGCAAGAAAGCGGCAGGTCGCAGGCTGGACATTTGTTCGTCGTAGTATTCCTGGGTTTGCCAGGGCAAACGCGGCTCATGATCCCAATAGGTAAACATGCGATTATTTTCATAGCAAGGCAGATCATCCAATCCTTCAATCACAGTCCCCCTACCCTGTTCGTGTTCTGCCTTGCCGACCCCATGAAGATAAATGTCCCACAGTAGATCACTCTCGTTCTCAAATCCTGCGTAGGTGGCAATGAAGCGCAAGGAATGTGGGATTGTTGGGATGGGCGTCATCTCATCCCACACACGGCGCGATAGTTCTGACGTTACTCCCCACAACTCATCCCAAAGGGTGAGACCGTGCCGTGATCCTGCCACCGTTCGATAAGATTGAGCAAGGGCCTGAATGAAACTTCCCGTTGGCAGGTCTATGCGGTACAGATTGATCTTGGTGTTCTTCTCCGTCAAGACCACATCTTCCCCCCTGACTGAATGATAGATTGCTTCCCCATGCTCAATTCTCATCTGAAAGTGAAACTTTATATCCCGCATTACACGACCCTCAGCCTGTTCCAGGTCGTTTGCAATTGCATAAACTTCTGTACCAGGCGGGCCAACTTCTTCTGCATACCAGGCCCCCACTGCCGCAGCTAAAGCTGTCTTACCCGACTTTTTGATCGTGGAAAAGGTGACTGTCTCATAACGAAATCTCCCTGTGACTTCATCGAAGTCCAGGGCGCGCTCCAGGATGCGTATTTGATCTGGAAGCAATACCAGCTTCCCCACCCCCATCATCCTGTTCTTTTCAAGGCTCCAATACTCTCTACTCCAAAAGCCTCGCTTTTCCACCCATTCAACAAATTGTAGCACTGGACGGTTTACGCACTCCTTTCGGTGACTTAGTGGCTTATTACATTGTATCTCATCTTCCTCTCATAATTCCAGTGGGTCAATCTGCTATGATTATTCTCAAAGAGTCCAGATGAAAGAAAGGAGTATGAAAAGTGCCACTATGGATGACAAACTAAAAATATACTTGGCAGGCCCCATTGCAGGACAAAAAGGAGGGACAGTCAGTGCCACCTTTGCAGAAAAGTCTGCAATCTTGTCTGACTTCGGATATTTGGTCTATAGTCCGATGGTTAGCAAGGAACACTTGATCCTCAAAAGTGAAACATTCAAAGCCAGCGGTTATGAGGAATTCCCCGTATCTACCAACCATGCAATCTTTGCTAGAGATAAGTGGATGGTTACTCAGGTGGACATTATCTTGGCTGATCTAACACATACAGGAGACCGCGTATCTATCGGAACAATGATGGAGATTGCCTGGGGCAATCTCTTGGGGAAAATGGTGATTGTTGTTATGCCGGATGGAAACAATCATGACCATCTATTTGTTCATGAGGCGTCTACTCACATATTCAAAAACCTTGAAGATGTGTATGACTATCTCAAAGAACTATCTCTCTCCCGAACAGGTGCGCTATGAGCTTTGCAAAATCCATGAAGAATCACACGGATCAACAAAGCCAGAGAAGTGGATCAGTTGCGGGACTCAATCCCGTTGGTCTTGGTGAAATAGAAATGGCCCTGCTGGTAGAATCCCCACAAAGAACATCCCCACTGACACCCACCGGCCTACTCAAGGTACTCCAGAACAGTGCCAGGGTCGAAGGCGGAGGATCACGGCGATACCTGGAACTCCTGGACGAAATGAAGGAATTACATCTTCGCAAAAACGCAGGATATGCTGGCGATAGTCCCGACCCCTGGGCCAACTTCCGCATGTCGGAGTCATTCGGCGTCTCATCCTTCCTGGGTGTTTTGGTACGTATGTCGGATAAGTGGATCAGGATCACCAACCTGGTAAATAACCCTAAGAATGAAAAGGTAGGAGAGAGTATCAAGGACACCTTGTTCGATTTGGCAGCTTATGCTCTAATTGCAATTGCCATCCTGGAGGAGGTCGATACCAATGACTAACACTCAACTAGCATTTCCCAATATTGGTGTGGAGCCATTGACTGAGGAAGAACAGAAGGCGCTCCAGGCATCCTTACGGCGTTCCAAGAAAACAAAGATCAACCTCAAAAATATCCCTGCTCGGGATGAAGCCCAAACACCCCCCTATGCGATCCTTCCCCTTCTCCCCTATCTTCCAAAGGATTGGGTCGTGTGGGAGAGTGCGGCCAGTTCATACGGGTTCCTGGGCGAAGCAATTAGGGTCTTGAATGGTAACTATGTCATTGAAACAGGGCTGGAACTTGATGGAACGAATTACCTGACCGCCCCCAGGAAGGGAGATATCCAAGTTACCAATCCTCCCTATTCAATCAAATACGAATGGATCGAGCGCAGCTACGACAATAACCAATCCTTTGCAATGCTGATGCCATTCGATACGTGGGCCGCAGCAAAAGCCCAAGCTCAATTCCAACGGCATGGAATGAGCATTATCTTACTCAACCGGCGTGTTCATTTTCACATGCCTAATTTGGGATGGGGGGAATTCGATGAAAACGACGAACCCATCCGCTATCAGGATGCTAATGGCAAATGGAAAAAACGAGAGTCCAGATCAGACTATTCCGTTGCCTGGTTCACTTGGGGATTACCCCTCTTGAAAGTCCCTGTCACCTATGGCTATGTTCCACTGCCCAAGGAACTACCCAAGTGGATGGTACGCCCCAAGAACAAAAAAGAAATTACGAAAGGAGCCAGGAATATAGACGACAGACTCGCCATCAAGCGTGCGCAATATCCCCTCACATGGCCTGCATAAGATAAAGAAGGCAGGCAGTAAAGGAGAAAAATGCATGACTTTCGCACGCATGGCTTGTTGACCCCCAAGCCGCCCGCACAAACATACTGCGGGCTATCAGCCGAAGGGCTGAAAACAACAACCGACCCTTTTAGGGTTACCTGTGGAGAGTGTAATCGTTTGATGGAAATCACAGACGAAAGACCCACAAAGGACAACATGATACCACGTGGGCCTGGCAGACCAGCAGGCCCAAAGAAAGGAGGTTTCTTTAGATGAGAAAATGGAAGCAGGAAGATAACATAGCCCTTCGTAAGCTACTCAATGAATTAGTCCCAAGCGCAATTCGGTCAATCCTGGGTCATGGGACGAGCCATCGGGTTCTTTCCAGCAGCATCACCCACTCGGTCTTGGAGCCGGAGGGAGCCAGCTTTACGATCACCTTTGCCGTGCAAGTCAATGAAAAGAAGGAGGAGCCAGCCGATGACGGAATTTCTGAGTAACCTGACTTTCAATATCAACTCCCTAATTGGCGTGGCAATCGCCAGTTTTACGATAGGGATGATTGCCAGTGCCCTTCTCTTTATCCACCGTACCAACGGGATCAGAGTAACGATGGCCCAAACCAGACACAGGACATTGCGAGACTGTGATGAGAGGTACGACTAAGTAAAAACCCCCGATTTTCTGTCGGGGGTCTTTCTTTTATTGGTAGGGTGGGCCGCTTATAGACCGTTGGGCGTCCAGACCTACTAGGTCGTCAGCCCACCCTGGAGTATGTACGGCGAACTCGCCACCAAGCCACCGCCAATAGA